CTTTAGCGATTTAGTTGAAACTGTAAAGTCTTTGCAGGCAGAAGTAGAAATGCTTAAGTCTTCAAAGGTTGATACAGCAGCAGTAAAGAGTTCACTTGATGCAGTCGCCAAAGACATTGCTGCAACAATTGAGCAAGTAGATAAGTTTGGTAAGCGAGTTGACGCAGTAGAAGCAGATACCGCTTTCCGAAAGTCTGGCGATCTAGGCGAGATCGTGCAGGAACAACCAGCAATGGTTGAAAAATCCCTATGGGGCGGACGTTTCCTCAAAACAGCCGACTTATTTAATTAAGCAAAATCACTTAGGAGGTGACAATATGTCGGAAGAGATTAAGAAAAACCAGCCAGGAGAATCTGGCGAACTAGGCGGAACAGCCCCTGGTCTTTATCAAGGTCAAGGTGCATTCGCTTCAGGTGGTGTTGGTGGTGTAACAGATCCAGGTGCAGATACACTTGGAAACATCCCTAATGCCAACTTTGGTGTTACCACTGGTCCAAATGCCGTTAATCCTTCGGGTGATGCTGCAAGCGGAATCCTACGCCCTGAACAGGCACGTCGTTTTATTGACTACGTTTGGGATGCTACAATTCTCGCCCAAGATGGCCGTCGTGTAACGATGAGAGCAAACACCATGGAACTCGAGAAGATCAATGTTGGTGAGCGTGTAATCCGTGCTGCTGCACAAGCAATCGGTAACTATACAAACACTGGCGCAACCTTCTCTAAGGTAGAACTTACCACAAAGAAAATCCGTTTGGATTGGGAAGTTTCTGCTGAAGCACTAGAAGACAATGTCGAGGGAGGTGCATTGGAAGATCATCTTGTTAGATTGATGACCAATGCTTTTGCTAATGACATTGAAGATCTAGCAATTAATGGTGATGGAACAACAACACCATTCCTTTCAATCATGCCTGGCTTCATCAAGAAGCACCAGGATAATGGAGACTCACACGAAGCAGCAATTACCGTTGCTGATAACGCATGGACTCCAGAAAAGATGCAGGAAATTATCCTTGCTATGCCACGCAAGTACCGTGCACTTAAGAACAATCTTAAGTTCTATGCAGGTACAGATGCATTCGCAGGTATCGTTAAGAACAACGGTACATTGTCTGATGCAATCGCTGAAGCACTTGGCAAGAATGGTAATACCTATGCTAACACACAGGCCTACCTTGATGGTCAAGGTCAGACATTCGGTGGAGCACGTACAACTCGTGTTCTAGGTATCGATGTCCAAGAAGTTCCTTACTACCCTGAAGGATATGTCGATTTGACATTCCCACAGAACCGTGTTTGGGGCTTCCAGCGTGATATCGTCGTAAACCGTGAATATGTTGCTAAGAAGGACACAATTGAATATACTGTGTTCGTTCGCTTCGGTATTCAATGGGAAGAAGAAGACGCTATTGCATGGGCAGACGCTGCTGCAGATGCATAATCTGTAATCAGTAACCTTTGAGAGGGGGCAGGGGGCTAGTTCTCCTCCCCCTCTTAATCTTTAGTATTCTGTTATAATAGTCACATAGGAGGTAAAATAATGGAAGAAAATAATTTTAATAATGAGACACCAGTAGAAAATTTTGTTGCTCCAGAGGCTCTAGTAGAAGCAGCAATTGTTGATGAGGCAGTTGTGGACGCTCCTATGCCAGAAACAAAGGTGGAAGAGGTAGCAGCAGAAAATAATTTTGAGGCATCAGTAACTGAGGCTGTAGAAACTACAGATGCAATTACAACATCAGACTTTGCTGGAGGATCAAGTACAGCACAGGCTGTCGGACAAGTTGCCAACGGTGTAATTGGAGTAACACGTGTAGAGCGCAAGGTTGAAAAACCATCTACTATTGTTAAGAAGTCAAATAAAACAGTTGCTATTCATTCTACAAAGAATGTAAGTCTACCTGGAGTTGGTAAGGTATATCGTGGATATAACATTGTCACACCAGATCAGGCTGAAAAATGGCTAACTCGCAACCATGTTCGTCTTGCTACACCAGAAGAAGTAGCCAAGGAGTTTGGTCGCTAAATGGATATTCTGAGAGTTCCGACAGGTTCGTATTTAAGTTATGTTAGACCGTCTAGCGGTAAAATGGCATATACTGTTACAGACTTGTCGGACTCATCAGTAGTCCTAGAAGAAGAAATATTCCCACCAATATCAAGTCCAGTAAGCATTGATTTAAGTTCAATAAAGCATGACGGCGAATATGTTATAAACATAGATAACTGGGAAATAGATGACACTCAAACAGAATCATCAGAAATTTATTTTACATTAGTTAGGCCATATTCAAATCCAAATGATCATGGAACTACTGCGAGTGAGATTGCAACATATACATCTAACGAAGAATTAGCCAGAGCAATTATAGATTCTGTATGCGATGTAGAATTTTATTATAAGAAAAAAATAATTCAAACAACAGGTCAAGGCACAGACTACCTACCTATTTGGGTAGATGCTAAAAAGGTTTTAAAAGTTTACGAAAACAATGTTTTGCTTTATGATGCAGATGATTTAGAAAATTCTGTTTCATCATTTGAGATTATTCCAGACGGCTCAGCAATCACAATGACATTTAATGATGCAATTAATAGAGATGAGTCTGCTCGTATTTTGTTGCCAGCATCTCCAACAGATATTACAGAACTTGACTACTCTGCAAGAGGATTTCCAAAAGGCTGGGACTATACAATAGTATTAGAAGTAGGATACAACAAAGTACCGTCTGATATCGTAAGAGCAACAGAGTTACTTATTCATGATATCGATTGTGGAAAGTTAGATTATTACAAGCGTTACATAGGTGCTTATAATACAGATCAATTTAGAATTCAGTTTGATAAAGCAGTATTTGAAGGTACTGGCAATTTAATTGTAGACAAGATACTTGATAAATATCGCAAGCCGATTGAGTTCGTCGGGGTACTGTAATGGTAATATGCGAAACTCCAGACTTCGCATTTCCTATGCAAGCAGATGTATATCATCCAATAGTTGAGCAAGGAATTTATGGAGAAGTTAAAAAGACTTGGGTTTTAGACCGTACTATTGCATGCTCGTTTGCTGCAGCAGGAACTGCATTTAAAGAAGAAGTAACTCCAAACATTAATATTACCCAGGACAAAATACTTCTTGGTAGATGTAAAACAGACATAAGGATGTCTAGTTTAGATGCTAGAAATGCTATTACAAATGTTATTATCACAAACATAAAAGATAAAAATTGTAATCCTATTTATTTAGAAACATCTGGCCCACGTGCAGGAAAGTCTACAATATTTGAAATAGCAACACAAGACCCATTTGCTGGACCATTTGGAAATGTTGAATACTATAAACTCATTCTTCGCAGATCTGAGAATCAGGCGGTAGATGTATGAGGGTTGTATTTAATAATTCTGCATTTCGTAAAGAGATGAAAAATATTATTGATTATTCTATCGGCTATGTTGAAGGAATTCAGGGTGGCAAAAAAGCATTTCTAAATACACTAGGATTAGAAACAGTAGAATTAATGAAAGAATATATAGATTCAAATGCCAGGGTTAATCCAGAAATGCTTCATCATGTTTATGAATGGAATCAAACAGGAAGCCCAAACTCTAGATTATTTGATATACAGTATGTAACAAGTTCAATAGGGCTTTCATTTAGATCAACTTTTAAGCAGTCTACATCTATTAAGAATGGATCCCGTGTTCCATTTTATGACAAGGCTAGAATTATGGAACAGGGAATTCCAGTTACCATTATTCCTAAAAGAGCACAGGCATTAGCATTTGAGGTAGATGGAGAAACAGTATTTACAAGACAGCCAGTTGAAGTTTTAAATCCTGGAGGAGAAGCAGCGCAGGGTGGATTTCAAAAAGTATTTGACTCATTCTTTAATAGATTTTTTACACAAGCATTTTTAAGGGTGAGTGGTATTGCTAAATATTTAGAAAACCCAGTAGCATATAAAAAGAATCTATCTGCTGGCAAGCGTGGCGGTAAAATAAAGGGATATGAAACTGGATATCGCTGGATAGCAAATGCAGGAGTTGGACTATGACAGAATCTACATCAGTATTAAATACACCAGTACTATGGATTAATAAATATTTACAAGAAAAACTTTCTATTTTAATATCAGAAGAAGTAAACAATAGAGGCCTGTGGAGTTTTAGTATTGCCTATAGTACAAATGATTTAGTTGAATATTTAGGTATTTATTATGTTGCTAAAAGAGCATCAACAAACAAAGCCCCTAATTCAAGTTCTGATGACTGGCAAATTTTTGACATATCTCCAGATCTTGTACCATTTTTTCCTACTGGCCCAACTACCCTAGAAACTCTTCAGACACAATTTCCAGAAGGTGGCACTATGGCTGTTTGGGACAGAATGTTTAAAATGCGTAGAGGTCCATTTCCACATATAAAATGTGAACAATTGTTATATTATTTTTATGCTACAGGATTAAGTCCAAATTTAAGGATGATTAAGATTCAAGAGGCGATAATGAGACTCTTAGATCGTGGAGACGAAAGTGCTCAGGATGTAAATTTGTGGGCCAAAAATCATGGTCCAATTGATGGAATGGATTGCAAGTTCTACTTCCATGACTTTAAGATATATCAGTTAGAAGAGGCAAGAGATATAGTTGACTTTGGAACAGCCCGAACTTATGCAGGTAATAAGATCATTATTGACTACGACTACCATCAAATGCCAGATATTATAAACTCAATAAATTAATAAAGGGCTGTATACTAGTGGTTGAGGAAACACGCCTTTTAATTTCTAGAAAAATAAAGAGGTGAAATAAATGGCATATACACGTGGTGATAGTACACAAATCATCGTAGGTGCAGCAGCACTTTTTACGTATGAGGATGGTCCACTACCAGAAGCAGGTGTCCTTCCAGGATATTCTGCTGGTACATCTTACAAGGAAACTCTATCTTCAGAGGCAGGTTTCCGTAACGTAGGTTATACAATGAATGGTTTGGAACTTCAGTTCCAACCAGACTTCGGTGAAGTTGCTGTTGATCAGGTTCTTGACGTTGCCAAGTTGTTTAAGCAAGGCATGCAAGTTAACCTCAATACAACATTTGCTGAGGCAACATTGGAAAATCTTTTGTTTGCTCTTGCAGGCAAGGATTCCAATCTTGAAACTGTAAGTGGTAATCCAACACTAAATCTTTCAGCAGGCGATATTGGCGAATGTCCAGTAGAGCGTGGTTTGGTTGCAGTAGGTCCAGGAACTGGTGACTGCGCTGACTCAGATTCAATTGAAAGAATCTATGTTGCATACCGTGCACTCTCAATCGAGAATGTAACAGTATCAGCAAAGCGTGATGAAGCAACAATGTTTGAGGTTTCATTCCGCCTACTTCCAAATGATAACGCATCATACGGTAAAATCGTAGATCGTTCTCTATAATACAATTTAATAAAAAGATTAGCCCAGCCAAAAGGTTGGGCTTTTCTGTTTGGTATAATGATTATATGGCAACAGAAGTATATGAAAGTGCGTATATAAAGTTAATAGATGGAACATCAGTCTATATAACACCACTAAAAATAAAATATCTTCGTCAATTTATGCAAGAGTTTGAAACAGTAAAAACAGCAAACGGAGATGATGAGGCCATAGCAGCATTGGCTAGATGTGCATTAATAACAATGCAACAATATTATCCAAAAATAAATACTGTAGAAGAGTTAGAAGATAATTTAGATTTAAAAACAATATATAAGATTGTAGATATTGCAGCAGGTATAAAAATAGACAAAAACTCAGATCAGGAAGTAAAGCAGCAAGCCACAGACAGTGGAGCATCATGGGATGACCTAGACCTGGTAAAGTTAGAGTCAGAGGTATTTTTACTAGGTATTTGGAAAGATTACGAAGAATTAGAAATATCAATGTCAATGCCAGAACTAACTGCTACACTAAACATTAAAAGAGAATTAGACTATTCAGAAAAAAAGTTTTTAGCAGCAATACAGGGTGTGGACCTAGATAAAAATACCAAAAAGTCAAATGCATGGGAAGAAATGAAGGCAAGGGTTTTCAGTAAAGGAAAAGCACAAAATGCAAAGGATGTTTTGGCATTACAAGGGGTAAATGCACAAAAGGCAGGATTTGGAATTGGAATGGGATTGGATTACGAAGATTTAACCAAAAAATAATATCCCCTTATGGTATAATTGATTCAACCTTATAAGGAGGACTAATGGCTACAACCGTGCACGAAGAAAAGTCAATTAAGTTAATTGATGGCACAGAAATAAAGGTAAGACCACTTAAGATCTCTTTACTCCGTCCTTTTATGAAAAAGTTCGAGGGTATTGCAGGAGTGGCAGACGATAATGAAAAATCTATGACTCTACTTATGGAGTGCGTTGCTATTGCAATGAAACAGTATAAGCCAGAGTTATCGGAAGATATGGATGCGCTAGAAGAAATCCTAGATCTTCCAACAGTTTACAAGATCGTAGAAGAGGCTTCTGGAATCAAACTATCAGAAGCAGCATCTCTTGTCGGTAATCTTGTAAATAATTAATTAAATAAAGAGGTGTTAATGGATGGCTGATGTTCAATCTAATATTCACGTAAATATAGATACGTCTGAAGCATTAGCCAGTATCAAACTTTTACAAAAGCAGATATCAGCCTTCCATTCCTCGATGGCGAAGAGTGGCGCTGCAGCAGCAGCCGTCTCCGCCAATATGCAACAAAATTTAATAAACTCTTTAAATGCTACAGGCAAATTCTCTGCCTCAATGCAAAATGTAAAAACTACTACTGAGTCTTTTACTAATGCTCTTGAAAAAAATAAATTATCAATGCGGGATTATTACCGCTACTCAATGGGAGCAACAAAAACATTTGGCAAGTTCTTTAGGTCTGAATTTGATACTATAAATAAGGTAGCAAGAGAAAGAGTTAAAGATTTACAAACCCAATATATTAAAATGGGTCGTGATGCCAATGGAGCAATGAAGGCTATTGCCGTTAGACCACTCGCATTAGATATGCAAAATCTTGGAACACAGACACAGATTGCTGCACAAAGACAAGCATTGCTTAATCAATTATTAAAACAAGGCTCAACTAATATGTTGAACTTTGGTAAAAATACGCAGTGGGCTGGTAGACAGTTAATGGTTGGTTTTACAATACCATTGGCTTATCTTGGAACTACTGCTGCTAAAACTTTTATGGCACTTGAAGAACAAGCCATTAGATTTAAACGTGTTTACGGTGAATTATTTACAACTGGTCAAGAGACAGACAATATGCTTAAGGAGATCCAACTCCTTGCTAAAGAGTTTACAAAGTATGGCGTAAGTGTAGAAAATACAATGAAGATGGCAGCAGATGCTGCCGCTTCTGGCAAGATGGGTGCAGATCTTCTTGCACAAATAAACGAAGCAACTAGGCTTGCAGTATTAGGTGGAGTTGAACAAGAGCAGGCATTAGAAACAACAATATCTTTAACAAATGCTTTTGGAATAGCAGCAGAAGATTTAACTAAAAAAATTAACTTTTTAAACTCAGTTGAAAACCAAACAGTTGTATCTATTGAGGATTTAACTATTGCAATTCCTAAAGCAGGTCCAGTCGTTAAGCAATTAGGTGGAGATGTTGAAGACTTAGCATTCTTCCTTACTGCCATGAAAGAAGGCGGGATTAATGCATCAGAAGGCGCTAACGCACTTAAGTCTGGTTTAGCATCTTTAATTAATCCAACAGAAAAAGCAAGTGCGATGTTGGCAGAAATGGGAATAAATATTCAGGGTATTGTTGAAGGAAATAAGGGCAATGTTAAGGGCGTAGTTATGGATTTTGCCCAAGCATTGAATACTCTAGATCCACTAAATCGTGCTCGTGCAATTGAGCAATTGTTTGGTAAGTTTCAATTCTCTCGTTTATCAACACTATTTCAAAATGTTATTCAAGAAGGAAACCAAGCAAGCCGTGTACTTCAGTTAACTAAAGCGACAACTGAAGAACTTGCTATTTTGTCAGAACGAGAATTAGCAAGAGTAGAAGAGTCTACAACTTATAAATTTAAGAAAACTATTGAAGATTTAAAGGTAGCAATAGCCCCAGTTGGAGAAGAATTCTTAAAGGCTATCACCCCAATAGCAGAATTTGTAGGAAATGTTTTAGAGAAGTTTAATAATCTTGGCGACGGCACAAAGAAATTTGTAGTAATATTAACTACATTATTGGGCGGAATCGGTCCTATATTCCTAATGACCTTTGGTTTGTTGGCTAATGGTTTGGCTAATATTATTAAACTTTTTGTTAACATTAAGAGTGTATTTAATAGAACTGGTCAATCTTCAAAAATATTAGGAGATCAGACTAGTTATTTAACATCAGAACAATTAAAGGCAGCAGCAGTTGCATCGTCATTAAATCAGGTTCATACTAGACTTTCTCAAACCTTTACATCTGAAATTGCTGCTCTTAATGCTTTAGTTGCTGCATATAATAGAGCAATTGCTGCACAAAGGGGATTTGGTGGACCTATTGTTGGTAAGGGTAGAAAAGGATTTGCAGATGGAACTAAAAAAGTAAAACCATTCTATTTTGCAAGAGGAACAGATACAGTACCTGCAATGCTAACTCCTGGAGAGGCAGTTATTCCAGCAGGACCAGCACAGGATCCACGCAACAAGCCAGCAATTAGCCATATGATTGCAGGCGGAGTAATGGAGCAATTTAAGGTTGGAACAGTTGGTGCTGGAGACTTTTCGCATATTGGCGGAATGCGTACTGTAGGTGCACTAGATTTAGCAAATATGCTTAAGAGAATGCCTGCAGGAATTATTAGTGATAGAGCCATGAAGGCAGTAGAAGCAGTTGCAATGAAGTTTGCTAATACACTTAAAATAAATCTTTACGGAAAACTTGGCATAACAACTGGTATGTCATCTCAATTAGATGCAAGAGGCAAGCCAGTATCAATGAATAATCTCATGAAGGCTGGTGGTCGTGGTGTTGGCAAGGGTGAATTCATGGCTGACTGGGATAAGAGAGGTTTGGATAGATGGAAGATATCACTACGTAATGGTGGTATGAAGATGCAAGATGTTGCTCAAGATTTAGCAATCTTGGACACACATATGAAAGATTATTTAACAAGCCTTGATGCAAACACTAGAATTACAGATGTGCATGTAAAACAAGCCTATGATCATGCCAAGAGACAGATGGGGGCAAACAATAAATTAGTTCAGGCATTTGATCAACTTGCTTTAACTGCAGGAGAGGCAAGAATTAATATATCCCAAGCAGCACAAAAGGCTGCAGGCCTTTCAACAGTTGCTGGCGGAGGAAGCAAGGGTGCGGTTAATGTTGGAGGAATGAAGATTCGTCGTGGTGGAGATAGATTTACATTCTATAAGAGAACTGGATTTAGTTTAGTAGATTTTGCAGAAAAAAGCATGGTAGAAGGTATGATGGAAAGAGCACAGGTTGCTTCTCCGTCAAGAGTAACAAAGAAGGTTGGCGGAGACATAGCATCTGGCGCTATTATAGGACTCAAGGAATATGTTGATGATGCTAGGTCTGCAGGACAACAGTTGGGTGCTGCAACAGTGCAAGGAACTCAGGCACAAAAAGCAGCAGCGTCTAGAGCCGCATTATATGGAACTGGTCCAATAGATCCAGCACAAAAATCATTGCGTCGACAACTACAAAGACAGGCAAGGCTACAAGAACTTGCAACAAAGAGAGCATATCAGCAATCTGCAATAACTGGCTTTGTAGCAGGAGGAGCAGGGGCTGGAGGAAATACTGGTGGCGGTGGAAATGGTGGACGTGGTGGATTCTTTGGTAGATTTAGAAGACCAACTCCAGCAGATGGGTCTGAGCCAAAACAAAGAATGGGCATGGGTGGAGCAGCAATGGGTCTATCTATGGCTGCAGCAGCAGGATCAATGGCACCAGGTAAAGTTGGAGAAGTTTCTCAACAATTAATGATGCCTTTAATGGTATTATCAATGCTTGCTATGATGCCAGCAAAAATTGCAGGTGTTGTTGCAGCACTAGGTGTTTTAGCATATGCAATTATTTCAACAAGAATGGCTTTTGATAAAGCGCAAGACTCAATGATGAAATTAGTCGAGTCCACTAACTCAAGTACACAATCAATTGTTGATTTAAGTAAATTTGCAGGAACTGTAAGTGCTGGCGAAGTAATGAGAAGAAGAAGAAAAGATACACTATCTCCATTTGATGTAAAGCCAGGAAAAACAACATTTGGAGAAAGTTTTGTTCAGTCAGAAACTGGGAAGTCTATGCTTGCTGGTGTCGGTCAAAACATTAAAGCGGTAGGCAAAAAACAGGCTCAAGCAGACTTAACTAATCAATTGGTAACAGGAGTTATATCAGGATCATTAACTCCAGCACAGGCCAGATCTATTGCTGGAAATATAGGAAAAGAACTTGGAGATTATGGTTTTGGAATTCAGGTAAATGCAAAATTAATAGAACTTCTTGGACCTAATGGAGAAAATCTAATCAAAGATCCACTAACTATCAGAGTAAAAATGATTGAGGAAACTCGTGCAAGGGCTGGAATGGCTGCACAGGGCGCACGAGATGCTGGAGCATTTAATAAAGCAAGAAAGACTAATATACTTGGAGTATCTGATTTAGTTCAAACTACAGGCACTACTGCTGCAGGTGCAGGTTTAGGAGCAGGTATAGGTGCTGCAATTGGAACCGCTATACTTCCAGGAATTGGAACTGCTATAGGAGCAGTACTCGGAACTGGAGTTGGAGCCATCGCTGGTAATTTCTTAGGTCGTAAAGATAGACAAAGAAGAATAGGCGAAGCAAGCGGTGCATCTGTTGCCATGAATAAAGTAGCGCTTGAACAACAACAGGAAATGGTAGATTCTTTAGATCTAGAATATGAAAAGAAAATTGCAAATGCAAAGGCTGCAGGAGATCAGGCTGAAGCAGAAAGATTAACTAACGAATATATTAAAAATAGAAATGCTTTATTATTAGAAAATGGTAAAACAGTTACTGATATACAGACACAGTTTGAAAAATCTAAGGGGGCAACAAGAGAAGCCCTAATGACTGGTGTAGATAAAGCAATAACAAAGAAATATAAAGGTAGCGCTTTAGAAGATGTTGCACCTCTTGCAAAAACATTAATTGAAGACTCTGGAGTTTCACAAGAGCAACAATACACTTTAAAGATGCAACTAGCAACTGGAAATATAGATCCAATGCAAATGATTGATATGATGGAAATGTTTGGTAAGGATAGTAAAACACTAAGCAAGGTAGTTAATATAATTGGAAAGTTTGGTGGAACTTTTGCAAATGAAGTTCAGGGTATTGCTTCTATGTTTAAAAATAAAAAGACTGCAGCAAAGTTTATTGCCGAAATAGAAACAAAGAGTCCAGAAGAAGCAAGAAAACATTTAGACTTATTCTCAGATATTGCAAAGGTTTCCAATGTATTGGATATTGATGTTGCTCTTAAATATTATCAAGAAAATCCAAAGGCAGCAGAAAAACTACAGGGTATTATAGATAAGATAAATGAGCAAAAAGGAAAGATTTCTTTAGAAGTTGCTGCAACCATTTTAGGAACTGAAGAAATGGAAGCATTAAGAAAAGATCAAGAATATTTTGATTCATTGGATCCAGTACAGCAAAAGGTATATTTGCAAACACTAACTACTGTTGCAAACCTTGAGGGTAATAATAAAGACGAATTAGAAAATTGGTTAAAGCAAAATCCAGGTAAAAGACCAATTGATTACTACATAACTTCTGCACAAAAGGTAACACAGGTTTCCACAGATACAACCACTAAACCAAGCAAAGGCTCTTCTTCTGGAGCAGGAAAGGTAGACTCATCACCATTAGATGAACTTGTAAAGAAATTAAGAGATGTTCGTAAAAATCAAATTAAGGTAACTGAGGGGTGGTCTGCATCTCGTAAAGTTTTAGATAATTTGTTTGGTGGCAAAAAAACAATTGATTTCTTTGGCGGTATAGAGCAAGATTTAACTAGGTTGGGCGCCAAGGGCAACTTTATAGAATTAATTGTTGGCATGGATCCAAAAGAATACGAAAAAAGAAAGAACTCACTATTTAAGTTTGATAATAAAGGAAATATTATAGGACTTAAAAAAGATGCCAAAACTATACAAGAGGCTCTTAATTCCATTGTTGCTGGAGACTTCCAATCTTCATTATTACGTCAGCAACAAGAATTAAAGGATCAGGCTACAGCATATAATATTTTAAGAGAGGCTGGAGTTGGAGTTGCAGAAGCACATCAATTAATTGCAGATGCCGCTCTTGCTGCAATGATTGCTTCTGAAGGAAATAGCAAGAGTGCAAAGAAACTAATAGATCTTTATAAAAAAGTTCAGGCTGAGCAAACAAAGTCAGATGCTAAAAAATCAGTACAGCAAGATATTGCAAATATAGAAAAAGAAAATGCTTTACGTAAAACTTTAGAGTCAAAAAGATTTTCAACTATTGAACAAATGGCTATTATGTCTGACGAAAATCTTAAAGAAATGGCTAAAAACGGTGACTGGGGTCCTGAATTTCAAAAGAGACTACAGCAGATATTTGATAGCATAGAATTTAAAGAGTCTGTATTTCAAAATGGATTCGATAAGGCCATGGAAAGATTCTCTGCCATGGAAACAAAGATTGAAATTGACTTCCAAAAAGCAACTTTAGGCGATCAAGATATTATCGAAAAAGCACAAGATAAAATTGCTGGATTACAATATCAGATTGATGATTGGGAAGCACAGTTAGTTGAAATTGAAGAAAAAGAAAAAGGAATTAATGATAAATATGATGCAAGATTTGAAGCATTAGATTCTTTAAAATCTTTAAATGAGCAAATATCAAGACAGCAAAAGGGACAATTAACTCTTGCTGATGCATTATCACAGGGTGATATTTCTGCTGCTGCTCGTGCAGCACAAGATATTCGTGCACAACAAGCATCTGATGCCATTGATGCACAACAAAAATCTCTTGAGGCTGCTAAAGAAAACGAATTGGCAAATGTTAGAAATACTCTTGGATATACTCGTGCACAAATTGAAGGTCAAATTAAAAATCTTAGAGATCAAATATTTAAAATTGAAGAAGAAGAATTAGAGCCAGCGCAAGAGAGAGTAAGAATTGAAGAGGCTAAAAAGAGAGAACTAATTCAATCACTAACTGTACTCGGCAAAACTAAACTTGAATGGGAAGAAATAAAAAATAGAATTGATCTTGCAAAAACAGCAAGCGATGAATACACTAATGCGATGAGGGCAGCACTAGACATTGTTGAAGATATAGTAAATTACTGGCAAAGTTTAGAAAGAGAATTCATAACAACTCATAGAATTATAACTGTTTATGAAGGTGGAAGTGGACCTAGTGGATCTACAGGTGGTTCGACAGGTGGTTCCACAGGTGGCTCTACAGATGGCTCTACAGATGGCTCTACAGATGGCTCTACAGGTGGATCTACAGGTGGATCTACAGGTGGCTCTACAGATGGCTCTACAGGTGGATCTACAGGTGGATCTACAGGTGGAAGCACAACGATAATCCCAACTGGATCGACAGGATCAGAAACAGACTACACTGGAAGACCAGTTAATGGTTTTACTAAATATTTAGATGAAGCAAAAAGTGAATACGACAAAATTGTTGCAACATCACTAACACCTGGTGCAACACCTAGTGACTTTGGACATGCTCTTGCAGCAGCAGATCAAAAGGTTATTAATGCAATTACCTTAGTTGATGAAAAAAATAAATATAACGCAATGGTTGCAGAAATAAGTAACCCTGGAGCAGCAGCAAAGGCTGAATATGATAAGTTAGTTGCACAAACAACTAATCCTGGAGCAGCAGCAAAGGCTGCATATGATCAAGTAGTTGCACAATCAAAAACTGCTGGTGCAACACCTAGTGACTTTGGACATGCTCTTGCAGCAGCAGATAAGAAAGTTATTAATGCTATTAACGCAAATAATAGTCCAAGTGACTTTGGACATGCTCTTGCAGCAGCAGATAAAAAAGTTATTAATGCAATGAATGCAAATAAAACCCCAAGCGACTTTGGGCATGCATTAGCAGCCCAAGATGCTAAAGTTATAAAAGCAGCAGATAAAGTTATGGCTTCATCGGCCTCTGCATCTAAGGCTGCTGCTGATGCAAAAGCAAAGGCAGACGCTGCTGCTAAAGCAAAGGCTGCTGCTGATTTAAAGAGATTTGGCGGAAATTCAATAGCAGCATCGCAATTTGCTAATTGGCCTAAAGGTAAGTCATCTGGAGGACTAATTAAAAGATTTGCATTGGGTGGTCCAATTATAGGAACTGATGTTGTGCCTTCAATGTTAACACCTGGTGAATTTGTCATGAGCAGATATGCAGTAGATAGTTTTGGGCTTGATAGAATGAAAGCAATTAATAGTGGAACATACTCAGATGCCTCAGTGTATAATTATAGTGTGGCGGTTAATGTAAGGTCTGATGCAAATCCAGAAGAAATTGCAAGAGCAGTCATGACACAAATTAGGCAGGTAGATTCAAAGAGACTTAGGAGTAATAGAATATAATGTCAAGTGCTAGTTATATTACTGGTAGAAGAAAATACCAAAGACCGCAGGCAATGCTATGGTCAGATAATTCTGGCACACTTGTTGATGGAGTCTATATACCAAATGGCTTAGAAGTAGGGCAAGACCCTGGATCAGAAACAGATGAATCTTTATATAATCAATTTTTAATTTTATCTGATGATAATAGACAAGAAATAGACTTTAGACCAATAAGAATTGAAAAAAGAGAGAGAATGATAAATGGTCGTATGAGATCTTATCACATTGCAGATAAACTTCAACTATCTACTTCCTGGCAAATGCTACCATCTAGATCATACTTTACGGTACCAGAATTTAATGCAACAACAGGACTATCGCCACACAATTCATATGGAAGTCCGTCTGGAGCAGATTTACAATACACAACAGATGGTGGAGCAGGTGGTGTTGAAATATTAGATTGGTATGAAAATCATAAGGGTCCATTTTGGGTTTATTTGGCGTATGATAAATATTCTAACTTTGGAAAAGATTCAAATGCATATGCACACCTTCCACAATATAATCAATTAATGCAAATGTATTTTACTGATTTTAATTATACTGTAGTAAAAAGAGGCGGAAATAACTTCGACTTTTGGAATATAGCCGTAACCTTGGAAGAGGTATAATGTTTCAAAACGAAGAATTAAAAAGTCATCTAGAATCTTCTAGTACTGTTAAAACTCAGTCAGCAGTCATTGCTGAGTGGAATATGAATATAGCAAATAATATATTTAGAATTGGAAATTATAGATATAGGCCATCTTCAAATATATCAGATAAATATAAGAATATTCCAAACACATTTGATGTTAACGATATAGGAAATTTTTATACAAATGCAACAGATGCAGACATTAAAATAGATGGCGGAATTGATCCAGCAGATAACGAGCAGCCTTGGTTTTTATTAGCACAAAATAAAAAAAATACAATGCTTTATTCTTTAGAAGATTGTTTTAAAAAGTTTAGGCCAAGATCTGGAATTAATAAAGTTGCTTACATTCCTGGAAGAAAGTTGCATCACTCTAATCCAAACATGATTAATAGACCAAGATATTACATGTCAGATAAAAATGATAAGTTTAAATACTGGACATCATATAGAACAGAATCTGGCATTGCAAGAGGAATTGCCAATAAATTAGTTAACGGTCAACATTTTATAGATGATGCAGCGCCATTTGTAGTATATGAAAATCCAGTACCAGCAAATAGAATTGTTATAAAAATGCAAACAAATGTAGGATCAGTAGACCTTGGACCATTTTCAAGTAAAGCAGGATCTTTTCCAGACTCATTGTATGGAAATTCAAATAAAACTACTCCGTCACAATGGAAGGTTCAATATTTGATAGACACTAACTGGATTGATATAATTTCTTTTAGTTCTGGTTCCCTTAGAAGAGACGGCACACAAATAATAAAAGAAGACGGATATGTAGAACTAGCATATGGATTAAAGGTACCAGATAAGTATAAAGATGTCTTTATACGTGCAGAAGAATATAATAATTTATCCTTTTTACCAGAAAAATCTATAAATGGATATGCCTATTTAATTAAGGCCAATGACAATGATTTGGGTAAGTATCATATATGGTTTAACGATCAATGGGAAATATTTACACCAGAGTATGGATGGTATTTAGAAGAAGAGACTGTAAGCAGATTAACAAATTTTGTTAATGATCTTACAAATCCAAATACTTTTATTTCTTCTACAGATGGTAAAAATATTTATCGTGAGTTTGAATATATAAAGGGCATAAGAATTGTTATTGATACAATGAACAAAACAAATTCTACTTTTGATTTAATAGAAATGTCTCCAAGACTTGTCGTTGATATTTCTGATAAAACAACATTTTTTAGTGTTAAAAAATCTGCTTCAGATCTTGGAACAAGTGGCCTACCAGTTGGACAATTACTTGCATCTGTCGGCTCACTAACTATTTTTGATTATGATAATGCTTTTAATGAAAATAACAATTTAAGCATTATAAAAAATTATTTAAGCAATAATATACAAATAAAATTTTATGATATTGTTGTTAATGTAAAAGACTATGATTACTTAGTTCCAATTAAGACAATGTACTGTGAAGGTTTCCCAAAACATAATCCAAATGATAGAAAAGTTTCTTTAGAACTTAGAGATTTATACTTTTACCTTGAATCTATTACTGCACCAGAAATGTTAGTTACAAATGTATCTTTAAGTTATGCAGTTTCGCTTCTTCTAGATTCAATAGGTTTCTCTAATTATAATTTTAAAAGACTTTCTGGAGAGAAAGAATTAATTATTCCATTTTTTTATATAGCACCAGATAAAAGTGTTGCAGAAATATTATCAGACCTTGCTATATCAACACAAACAGCAATGTTCTTTGACGAATATAATAATTTTATTATGATGAGTAAAAATTATATGATGCCTTTAGAAAATGAAAGAGATACTTCATATACATTTTACGGATCAAACGATTTCTTGGATAATGGAGTCGTAGAGAATTTAAATACAAATAATAAACTAACAAATATAATTGATATTGCGTCAACAGATAAAAATATTTTTAATGATGGAAAAATTATGTATAATTCTAGATATATACAAAGATCATATGGAACTATTAAGCAGGCCAGCATGGTTGATAATGAGGTTGCTGCAAAAAATTGGATATATAAGCCAGCACTGTTGTGGGAAATAACTGGAGATCAAACTCTTCGGTCAATAAATGGGGAAGTCGGAAATCAATCCTCATATAGCCTTTCTGCAATTCCGTTAAACTCTGATCTTTCTTCAGCAATACCAACGGTCACTAATAATACTTTAAGGAATAACATAATTGACTTAGGAGAAGCAGTTTATTGGTTAGGTAGACACTCTGGCTATTTTTATGCTAATGGAGAAATAATTAGATTTGATGCAGTTCAATATAGTATTCCTGGAGCAGAAAAAAATATAGTCTCTGAAGACAGCAATGGAAAAACAATTTTTACTACACAAACAGTTGGTGCCATAGGAAATGTTTGGATTAGCAGTAATCAAGAATACCAAAATTATATGTCTAAACTAACGTTTAATGGAAAAATTTATCCTACGGGATTAGTTAGAATATATTCAGAACCAAAATATGAAGAAATAAATGGTATTACTGTTATGAAAAATGGCGAAGTAGCAAGACATGGTCGTGGACAATTTGGAACCCCAGTACTTAGTCATAAAGCAGGTTTAGATAGTTATTGGTCAAATAACGAATATGTACGTGGCATAGAAATGCAAAGCCAATATCTTTTTGGATTAGGGCAAGACTCAGAGATTTCATTAGAGGTAAGTGATGGTCCTGCAGGAATTAGCAATACTAGAGCAAGAGAAAATATAAGAACTGGAGTTATCAAAAACTTCTTATCAAATTCTTATACAAAAGAAACACAAAATAATACAATTAAGTCAACACAGGCAGGCTCAGTTCAATCATCTGCATTAGTGATGAGCGGTCCTTCTTTTAGTACCACAGACACCCCTATAAATTTTGTTTCGTATCAATATAAAGCATTAAGCAATAAATTTAAACATTTCGGTACAAGAATGAGGATTGTTGGAAAAATTGAAGCAAGTGAAACTATAGGACAAACCCCAATAAATGCAACGCCATATTATGTTCTTCCAGGTAGCCAGCCAAGTCAAAGATTAAATATCTCTGGTGGTTCTGGTGGTTTAGCAGTTCTGTTAAATCCAGATACAAATGTTGGTTACTATTTTGAACTTATCTCTTTAACTGAAAAAAATGTAAGCGAATATTCTTCCGAATCAGAAAACTTACATAATATAATTTTTTATAAGGTTATGTCTGACTCAGAGCAAAATGCCATTCCAGTAAAACTTTGGGGCGGTTTTGGCAATATTATTGTTGATGATGGAAAATTTACGGGACAATCAAGAATAATTGGTGAAGAAAATCCTACAGTATATGATTTAGCAGTAGAGTATCAAGATATAGGATCTATTAGAAGATTTTATTTATATATTAATAATAAATTAATTAAAGTTGTTGATGATAGTTCTCCATTACCAACATATAACAATATGGCTTTGTTTGTACGTGGCGGGTCTAAGTGTATGTTTGAAAATATTTATGCTCTTACAAATAATTATAGTCAAAATACAGTTTTTGCTTTAGACACTCCAGTAGCAGCAGCGTTTGGCGATGATGAAATTAATGCTAATGAATCATTTAGAAAATATGCAATGTCTGGAATTATTCAGTCTACCTACCTATCTGGTATAAGTACAGCAGAACCTCCTAAGTTCAACATATATTTTGATGAGTTTGGATCTATTATGAGAGAGGCATCATATATGAAGGTAAGATATGATAAGGCATATCCTGCGCTTTATGCACAACTTTCTCCTACTTTTAATAGAATAAAAGGATATGTGGTTTCTGGGTTTAGGGCTGGATCATATGGTGCAGAATTTTTAATATTTAATGCTACAGATACAGCACTTAATCTTGACGAAACTAGTGGCAATTATTTACGAATTCAAGGAATAACTTTTACACAACAATCACAAAATGAATTAAGCGTTGATAACTATTTTGCAAAAAACAGTAATTTATCTGATCCAATAATAGGAAAAGATGGATTGATTATATCTCCATTAAGGTCTCAGCAAGATTATGATAAAATTAAAACCAGTAGGTTGACCTACGGCAAAAAAGAGTTTTCTTTGCAACCATCTTATATTCAGACAGAAGATGATGCAAGAGAGTTAATGTCGTGGATAATTAATAAGGTAATGAAGCCAAGAAGATCTATAGGAATGAAAATTTTTAGTACACCAATCGTACAACTTGGAGATATTGTTACTCTTGATTATAAAGACGAAAATAGCCAAAATTTAGTCTCTTCAGAAAACAGTAGGTTTGTGGTATATAATATAGATTATCAAAAAGATTCTAGTGGGCCAACGATGACTCTTTTTATGAGCGAGGTATAGAATGGCGTATTTTGACTCTAGTGGCAAGATTGTTTACGATGATTATCCGTCTACCCCAGATGTAAATATGACGTGGAAACCTGGAACATTAATTCCAAGTGAGGAAGCACTTAACTCATATCTAGACTCCATTACTGGTCTTAATGCTACTCCAGATAATCCAGATATTATGCTTAATCTTCAAAATGATTCATCTTCTGTCAAGCCAGCAACCCCAGAAATTATTTTATTTAATGATGATGTAGTTCCTATTGAAATAATGACAGATCTTATTTTTGAAAATATTGGTGGACAAGAATTAATTGACATTACAAGATCAGAATTAATCAATGGTCAGGATGTTCTGTATCAACCAATTAAAAATCTCAGTAGTGTTTATTTTCAATATAACCCACAAAATATTTTAGCCCTTCAAGATATTGATGCCAACTATTTTAAAAAATTTCCAATTAACTTTAACTCAAAAATACCAGAATGTGGTACTGGGCCAGACTGCTCTATAGTCTATATAGACACAGAAACTGGAGATTTGGTAATTAATGTAATTAATCTAGCCAATGATGAACAGGTTGAAGTATCTATTATTTCTGATGGACAAGTATTAGATGATACAATATACGAGGTGAATTTATGATAACTAATATAGGAAAGAATATTTTAGCCAAATATCTAATTGGGCAGGCTCCAGCCTATGCCTCATATATTGCTATCGGTTGTGGGGCACAACCATTGGCTACAAACCAAAATTTTGGAGATTATTCTGCAAAACAAACTTTAGATTTTGAAATGTTTAGAGTTCCAATAACCTCTCGTGGATATGTAAATGACTCTGGTGTTAATAAGATTGTTTTAACTGCGGAACTGCCAACGGACGAAAGATACGAGATTTCTGAAGTTGGTGTATTTTCTGCTGGATCAAACCCATCTGCAGGAGCATACGACAGTAGATCTTTATTTGCTTTTACTGTAAATGAAAATTGGGAATATCATACTAGCGATACCGCAACTGCCCTACCAATTATTTATGAACCTTTAGATGGTACTTTAGAAGATGGAAATATAAATCAGACTGATCTTGTATTTCAAACAAATTCAGATAATAGATTATTTACTAATACAGATAGAATTGAAAGATACGAACGTGCTAGATTTTTTAATAATATTGTAATGATGAGGGGGGATACTTCAGACCTAACTGTAGTAGATAACCATTTATCAATAGGAACTAACACTAATCATATTCATCTTTTAGGTACCTCCTTGGATTTTAATAAAAATGCTCCAACAGATCAAATTAAATTAGCATTTAGTATTATTAATAAAGATCCAGATCCTTCAATAGTTCCAGATGAGGTAAGAATTCTTCTGGAGTTTGCAGAAAGCGATACTGCTGGCACTGGAGAGTGGGCACGTTTTGAAGTAGTGATGTCTTCTGATGACTATGATTTTGTTAATAACAGATACTATGTAATAACTAAAGAATTACAAGAATTATACAAGAGTACAGGATTTACTTGGAATAATGTTAGTATTGTTAAAATATATTCAAATGTTATTAATAATGGTTCTTTCTCATCAGATTTCTATATAGGGTTAGATGCAATTAGATTTGAAAATATATCAACAACAAACCCAGTATATGGTTTGACTGGCTATACTGTATTAAAAAATACAAATGCAGAAACTATCATTAAGGCAGCAAATACAACAAATTATTTAGAATTTAGATTTGCAATGGATGTGCAATAGTGGCAACTCCAGATCGTGGAATTAAAAAAATAATTATTCCAAAATCTAAACTACCTGGATTTTTTGGAGATAACAGGCAATACGTATTAAGATATAGATTTATATCTGAAGATAAAAATAGAACATCCCACTGGTCTCCAGTTTATAAAATTCTTGCAGAAGACACGCCATCAGAAATATTAAATAGCATGATTATTGATACACAAAATAAAGTAATTAATTTAGCCTGGGAGCCTCAAGCAAATGTTGAAGAGTATTATATCTATATTAAATGGAACAATAGTGGCTGGCAATATTATACTAAAACATCACAGACAAATTATTCTATAGTATATTCAGCAGATAAAGAATATGTTCATATAGCAGTTCAGGTAAAAACTATACCACTAGAAAGATTTGCAGATTCTGAATTGTTTGAAAATGAGGGTAGTCTGATATAATTAGACAGGAGGAACTATGGCAAAAATACCACTACCAGAATTAGGTCAACCATTAGATGTATCGTATATATATCAAATAGCAAATGCACTTAATGAATTATCTTTACAGGTCTCGCCTGCAATTTATAAATATGTTACAGTAGATGTACCAAATGGGGTTCAGCAAAATGCAAAAGCATCTGAGACCAGAATAATTGCAGGTTATACGGATGTTGTAAAAAGTGCAAATCAGAGTGTAGGAACTCAGCAAACCTTTACATACAATTTTCCAGCAGATTTTAAATTTGCACCAATTGTAACCGCTACACCAGTAAACATTGGTGCAACTGAAGCAGGTAAAAATGTTTCTGTTGTAATTAAATCTATAACTACTTCTAAAGTAGATGGAGTTGTAAATTTTAATTCTACTGGAGATGTCTCAATCGGCGTTAATTTAATTATCGTCGGCATACCTAATTAATGATAAAGTGCAAAAAATGTCAAAAAAATATGATGGTAGATAGAGTTTATAACTCTATTTCTCATTTAGAAATATATTGTTTTAAATGTGGATCACGAAGATTTTTTCATCCACCGTCCGACTCTAAGGAAGGAAGATGGCTACTAGAAAAGGAAATAAAACGAGCGAAGAGTACAATAGCGCCCCTGTAATTCCTGGAAATAAAAAGGTTTGGTTTCTTAATGGCAGTTTAGTGCGTGTACATCATCTTAATAGATCAAATGGTATTATGTCTGTTTATAATATAACAAAAGATCAAATAGAAAGTTGTTTGATAAATGATTTTAAAAATAAAAGAGAAAGAGCGTATACAGTAGGAGAAACTGCTGACTTAGTTAATAGGCATAAAAAATATATGCCATCATTAATGAAACGAGGAATAATTCCCTTCCCCACTGGATCACAAAAAGGCGGAGAACGAGGATGGCAAGTAAGAAGTTATTACTCTGAATCGCAAGTAAAAGAGATTCGTGATATACTGGCAACATACCATATTGGTAGACCACGAAAAGATAATTTAATAACAAATGATATTACGCCCAGCAAGGCTGAGTTGACACGAAGAATGGGCGATGGTATACTTACATATACAAAGACTGAAGATGGTAGATTTATACCAATTTGGTCAGAATCAATATAACAGAAGGGTATGAAATGGAAGATACAAAAGTTTCAGTAACACTTGGATATACACTCAATCTTGGAAATTTTCAGTCACTAAGGCTTGACCTTGGAGTTATAGACGCAAAGCGTGATGGTGAAAATACAGATCAAGCCTTTGAACGTGTTTACAAATTTGTTGAAGACAAGTTAACAGAAAAAATAGCAGAAGCAAAAGTTGAATTAGCCGAAGGCGAGTAATGTGACAGAAAAACAGAAGCGATTTGCTCTGTTAAGTAGGTTTGATAAACATTATAAGTTTAAACTAGAACAAGAGCCACGCTATAACAAGTGGATTGAACAGTGGTCTGCTGATGCTTTAATAGAGTCATACGGGCTAGATGTTTGCTATCAATTGCTTGAATATTATTTTGAAGTAACAGAGAATCCATCGTGGAATCATTTTGCATATATTGCACATGATATACTTGAAAGAAAACAGGAACAAGAAAAAGATTTAATGGATAGATCACAACGTAGAATAATGGCAAAGGAGTGGCTGGGTGAATAATACAGAGTCAAAATTAATCTCAGCCGTATTAAAAGATAAGCAGGCCCATGTTTTATTACAGGCCAACATAGAAAATATATTAGTTACACATGTTGATGTATGGCATTTTATTAGAAAGTATTATGAGAATAATGCCACAGTACCTCCTACCGATTTAGTAGTAGAAAAATTTAGAGATTTTGAACCAGTTGCTGGAGTTGGATCTACCAAACATCATCTTGAAGAGTTGCAGGCAGAATACCTTACAAATAGTTTAAAGGATATTATTAGATCTGCTGCTACAGATGTTCAGGGCGGACAGGGTGTTGAAGCACTTGAAACACTTATTACAAAAACAGCAGAACTAAGAAAAAATACTGCAGCCATTCGTGATATCGATGTAACAGATTTAGATTCTGCTGTTGCATATTTTGAAAATTTAAAAAAGCAACAAGAGGCTGGTGCTATAGGAATTAAGACAGGCCTTCCAGGATTCGATAACTACCTACCCTCTGGAATCATGCCAGGGCAGTTAGGAGTCTTTCTTGCATATCCAGGTATAGGAAAGTCATGGTTGTCTCTCTATTTCGCTGTGCAGGCCTGGAAACAGGGTCGTAGCCCTATGATCATTAGCCTTGAAATGTCTGAGGTTGAAGTTAGAAATCGTGTGTTTGCTATCATGGGTGAAGGATTGTGGTCACACCGCAAGTTAAGCGCTGGACAAATAGAAATGGACATGCTTAAGTCTTGGCATGCTAAGCATGTTCACGGTAAGCCAGAGTTTCATATCATTTCAAATGATACAGGTGGAGATATTACCCCATTAGTTTTGCGTGGAAAAATTGATCAATATAAACCAGACTTTGTTATTGTTGATTATTTGCAACTCATGAGTCCAAACCAAAAGTCAGATAATGAAACTGTTCGTATGAAGAATCTTTCTCGTGAATTAAAATTAATGGCTATCTCAGAAGAGGTTCCAATTATTGCAATCTCATCTGCAACTCCAGACGATGTTACAAAACTTGAGACCGTACCAACGCTTGGTCAAACAGCATGGTCAAGACAAATTGCCTATGATGCTGACTGGGTTTTGGCACTTGGTAGAGGTACAAATAGCGATATTATTGAGTGTGTGTTCCGTAAGAATCGTAACGGTTTTATGGGGGAATTCTTAGTACAGGCTGATTTTGACAAGGGATATTACAGATATAAAGATTATGAAGATAAGTCAGTATAATATGCGGTATGGAGATATATCAGCACAAGCCCATCAAAAGGTTTGGTTTGGACGGGATCATCAATGATGACTCTGCCATATACAGATTACAGCAAGAATATATCAGATTACTGGTATCAGAAATGCGAATATCTGGTTATGCTCCTAGATTTGACATTGATCCACAATTTACACTATCATATAATGAAAACAAAAACTACTTTGAATTTAAACTAAGCGTATATGGAATATATATCGGGAGAAAGAAAGCAGAATGGATACTAGGAATAGACGGAACGAAGCCAGTGTATACACAACCAGCCAAGTTAAAAGAGTACTCTCAGGATCTGGCATAACTATAGAAAAAGAAGCAGAGTCTGAGTATATAGTATTTTGTCCTTTTCATTCAAACCATAGAACACCTGCTGGAGAAATAAATAAGTTTAGTGGATTGTTTTTTTGTTTTTCTTGTAGCAAGACAGCAGACTTAGTAGAACTTGTAATGCATTTTTCTAATAGAACATATTTTGAGGCTGTTAGATTTATTAAGAGTAAAGAGGTTGAAACAAATATTTTATCTGAGGTCAACCACAAGTTAGTTGAAAAAGAAGAGTGGACAGAGTTTGATATTTCTGTTGTAGATAGATTACATGAACAAGCACTTGTTTCTGAAAGAGCAAAAGATTATTTTGTTAAAAGAAAGATTACCAAAGAGTCTGTAATTAAATTTAAACTTGGCTACTCTGAAAATCAGGACATGATATCAATACCAGTATATAACCACGAGGGCCTATGCGTTGGTTTTGTAGCAAGGTCAGTTGAAGGTAAAGAATTTAAGAATACAACAAAACTACCTAAGTCTAAATTATTATTTAATTTAAATAAAGTTAAAACTGCATCTAAAGTCTATGTAGTAGAGTCATCATTTGATGCTATCAGACTAGATCAGGTTGGCTTTCCAGCAGTAGCAACACTGGGTGCAAATGTGTCATCTAAACAAATAGATTTGCTTCAAAGATATTTTAGTGATATAATCATTATTGCTGATAACGATGAGGCAGGCGGTAACATGAAAGAAAAAATAATTGAAAGATTAAATGGAAGTGTTACTGTAATTAACTTAGACAAACAATATAAAGATATAGGCGATATGGACGATAAGTCAATAAAAGAATTGGAATACCAATTTGACAAATCAATACTGTCTATGCTAAACTAGATAAAACAAAGGAGAAAAATATGAGCGTTATTAAGGGACTAAAAAATATCAATGCCCTGCTCGACAAGAAAAATGATGAAGGCGCACCAAAGGTACGCTGGTTGAAGTTAGCCGATGGACAATCTGTGAAGATTCGTTTTATTGAAGAACTTGATGAAGACTCTGCACATTACACGGAGGGTCGTGGACTTGCTCTTGTTGTTAAAGAACATACTAATCCAAAAGATTATAAGCGCAAGGCTGTAGATACTTTGGATACTGAAGGCCGTGACTGGGCAGAAGAAATGTATCGCAAAGATCCAAAGGGAAATAGCGGATGGCGTGGTCGTCTTCGTTTTTATTGCAATGTTCTTGTTGATGACGGAATCGAAGATAAGCCCTATGTTGCAATTTGGTCAATGGGTGTAAGCAAGCAGTCTGCATTTAATACAATTCGTGAGTATGCTCTTGAAACAGGAAGCATCTCCAACCTTACATGGAAGTTAAAGCGTAATGGTCAGGGAACTGAAACATCATATACTTTAATTCCTTCTGCTCCAGATAAGGAGCCTTTTAATTGGGAAGGTCTTGAGCCATATCCATTAGAGAAAGCATTGCGACGTGTTCCATATGCAGAACAAGAAGCATTCTATCTTGGATTTGATTCGCCTTCATCTACATCAGCGACTAATATCGACTGGTAGTAGATGAACTACGTTCCATTACACTTACATACCCACTTTTCCTTATTTGATGGTATTGGGTTGCCATCTGAATATGTTGATCGTGCTACAAAGTTGGGTATGCCTGCAATAGCGATTACTGACCATGGCTCCCTTTCTGGCCACAGAGAAATGTATCGTGTTGCTAAGTCAAATGGAATAAAGCCTATTCTTGGCATAGAAGGGTATATGTGTGAAGATCGCTTTGATCAACGAGATAAAAGCGAACGAACCGATCAGTTAGATATGGTTTATAATCATATAATCCTTCTAGCCAAGAACAAGGTGGGCTTAGAAAACTTAAACAAACTAAATGAAATTGCTTGGACAGAAGGATATTATAAAAAGCCAAGAATAGACTTTGACGTTTTGTCTAAGTACAAGGAAGGTATTATTGTATCTTCTGCTTGCCCAAGTGGAATTGTTGCTAAGTCAATAGAACTTGGCGAATTGGGCATGGCAAAGAAATATATTAAATGGTTTAAAGAAGAGTTTGGTGACGATTATTATCTTGAAGTTATGCCACATAATGATGAATCAATTAATAGAACAATACTACAGTTAGCAGATGAATTTAAAATCAAACCTATAGTTACACCTGACTGTCATCATGTTGATCAATCACAAAAAGAAATTCAGGAATTAAAATTAATTCTTAATACATATTCTAATAAAATTCAAAAAGATGCTACATACGAAAAGTCTAAGAAGCAAGGCGATTTAATGAAGCGACTTGATTATTTATATGGTGCAGATAGACAGATGTCGTTTAATAAGTTTGATATTCATTTATTATCATATGAAGAAATCAAAGAGGCAATGGAAAAGCAGGCGGTATGGAGAACTGATATTTATGAAAATACCATTGACCTTGCCAATAAGATTGAAGACTATGATATACAAGATGGACTAAATCTACTACCAGTTCAGTATAAAAATCCAGACAAACAACTTTCAGATCTTGCTTATCAAGGATTAAAAGATAAAGGTTTATTTGATAATCAGGTTTACATTGATAGACTTGAAGAAGAACTTAAAGTTATTAAAGATAAAAACTTTGGACCATATTTTCTTGTTGTACAAAGCATGATTAGTTGGGCAAAGAAAGAAGGTATTATGGTTGGTCCAGGGCGTGGATCTTCTGCAGGATCTTTGCTTTGCTATGCACTTGGAATTACTGATATTGACCCGATAGAGCATGGACTTTTGTTTTTTCGATTTATTAATCCTGAGCGTAATGACTTTCCAGATATTGATACAGATATTCAAGACTCTCGTCGTGATGAAGTAAAAGATTATCTTGTTAGACAATACAAACATGTTGCTTCTATTGCAACATTTTTAGAATTTAAAGATAAGGGTGTTGTGCGAGATGTTGCTCGTGCATTAAATATACCATTAGTAGATGTAAACAAAGTCTTGAAGTTAGTAGATACTTGGGATGAGTATTGCTCATCTAAGACTACTGCTTGGTTTAGAGAAAAATATCCAGAGGTGGAGCAATATGGAGAACAACTTCGTGGTCGTATTAGAGGTACTGGCATTCATGCTGCTGGTGTTGTCACTAGTAAAAATCCTATTTTTAGGTACGCACCGATGGAGACACGTAATTCTCCTGGTTCCGATGAGCGCATTCCTGTTGTGGCGGTTGACATGGAAGAGGCTGAAAAAATCGGACTCATCAAGATCGACGCACTTGGTCTTAAAACCTTAAGCGTTATTAATGATACATTAAAAATTATTAAGGAGCGAGAAGGTACTGAGATAAACCTTTTAAATCTTGATATGGATGATTCTAAGGTTTATCAGATGCTATCTGAAGGTTATACAAAAGGCGTATTTCAATGTGAAGCAACACCATATACTAATCTGCTAGTTAAGATGGGTGTAAAAAATCTAGCAGAGTTATCCGCTTCAAACGCCTTAGTTCGTCCAGGAGCCATGAATACTATTGGTAAAGATTATATTGAAAGAAAGCACGGTAGGCAGGCTGTAAATTATCTTCATCAAACCATGAAGCCTTTCACAGAAGAAACATATGGGTGTATCCTATACCAAGAGCAGGTTATGCAGGCCTGTGTTCAGTTAGGAGGAATGTCTTGGTCTGAGGCTGATAAGGTTCGTAAGATCATTGGCAAAAAGAAAGATGCTAGAGAGTTTGATGTTTTTCGTGATAAGTTCGTTGATGGGGCTTCTAAGTTTGTTAGTCCTAATCAGGCTCGTGATTTATGGCATGACTTTGAGGCGCATGCGGGCTATTCGTTCAACAAGTCTCATGCGGTTGCTTACTCTACGCTCTCGTATTGGACGGCATGGCTAAAGTATTAT